ATATCTTCCATACTGCTCAACCTATCAATTTCAGAAGAAATATTTTGCCTTTTTAGATCAGCTAATTTAATCATTTTATTCCTAGACTCTTCATCTTTCCAAAGTTCCACCAAGTTTAAAATAGATGCAGAATCTTGCATTATTTTACTCATCCTCTGACTTCTCTTTTCCTTGAGCTCATTAAGGAGTTTAGTCTGCCTATTTACGCATTGGTTATACTCTGTTTGAGCTGTGTTAATAGCTTCCACTAAACTCATAGCCATACGACGACCTTCTGTATCTTCAGCATTTTGATCTAAGAGGGTCTGTAACCTCTCTACTCGACGCTGAATATTAGAAGCAATTACCACTTCTGCTGAGAGTACAATGTACTGATCGACTTCTTCCTGAGTTAAATCACCTTTATCCCAAGTGTATCTAACAAAACTACTCTCAAACAATTCTCTATCTGTTTCTATTCCATAAGTTCCTATTTGATGCAGAAACCTGTATGTGTGCATGTAACCAATTAAGGTGGATAAATTTTTCTTATCTTTGGAAGTAAGTTTATCTTTATTGATACCGTTATGGACATATTTATTTACCCTAACTAAAGCTCGGCCTTCAGATTTTGGTGGAGCGTATCCTCCTTCAGCTGCGGTGTCTTCATTTGTTATATCTGAGTATTTGACTTTGTTGTCTATTGTGTTGTAGTAATCTATAAGGACTTTATATCTTAGATCCAAAGAAGAAATTTTTGGGTCATCAAAAACAACCTTAGCAAGCTCCATAGGTCTCATGGCCCCGCAGTTATTGTAGATAAATTCTTTTTGATCTTCTGTTAGTTCTGTTCTCTCTTTTGGGTAATGCTTACTAGTAACCCGCGCCTCTAAACTTTTTCTGGCTAAAAATTCTTTTACCGCCCTCCCTTCTTTTGACCTTCCATTTTTTTTATCATCTGGAATATCGGGAAAGGTTAATTGAATAAGTTCAGAGATGTACGGTGGCTCATCTCTTTTATTCCACTCCTCAAGGATCGCAAGTTCTTGATCTTCAGTAAGTTTTATATTTTTAGAACTCATAAGATTTCTATCTCTCCATCTTCCAGCATCCGTTTTACTTTTTTAATTATAGCTTTCTTTACATTTTTAATTTGTTTGTATCCGGGCACTCTATTCTTTTCGTTAGTTTTGTAACCCATTAAAGTTGCGGCATCCTCTTCAGACATATGCTCTATATAGAGAGCTTCGTAAATTTTCCATTCAGCAGGTTTTAAAACTTCTTTCATCTTTGCGCTAATTCTGTCCATAACGCCTAAGATGTCTATATCACTATACTCTGTAGAATTTATTTCGTAAGTGTGATCGTTTATTGATACGGGAAGCTTGGCGTTATAGGCTTGTTTTTTAGTCCTAGACCAATTTGCAAACAAAGGGCACGCCTCACTTTGTTTGCCGTATATGTAACATAAGTCCCCCGCCTCTGCTGCCGCACATTTTAAACAAGGTCGACAATAGTTACCGTAATTGTTACGTATAAGATTTTTTATCTGATTAGATATAATTCTATTGATCCAAGGATTGAGAGGCTTTTTTGTGTCATACAAATGCCACTTTTTAAATATATGAATCCTCAGGATTTGAGATACGTCATCAAAGTCCATCCAAGAAAGCGCTGTTAAATTCCACTTGGATCTTCTTTTTTTTATCTCTGCATCTATCTGTTCAATATAATCTTCAAATTTTATTTTAGCTTTCGGCATCCGGTCTACGTGAACTCCCTGCATCCCTCATGAAGTCCTGTTCAAAGTTTTCTAAAGAATAAGAGTCATCTTTTTCTCTAATAAAATCTTCTCGATCACCATCGACGTTAGACCCTACAATGTCACCCAGCTTACTTGATTTAGCAAATGAAGGCGATGTAAAGCTTACATCCAGCTTATCTATCTGAGGAATGTCAAAAGACTCCTCTTCTTCTTCCACAAACTCCACTTTAGGTTTTGACTTAACAACTTTAGAGGGAGTTTTAAAAATCTTTTTACTTGGCGCGGAAGACGCAATAGAAAAAGAGCTACCGCAAGAAGCGCAAAATTTAGGCTTCTGTAATGAGTAGTCTGTAGCTGAACCACAGTCTGGACAATACGCTTTCATAAAAAAATATTACACTATATATATTAATGAAAATTAAACCTTTTTCAAAAAAAGTGTACTACCTTTTAGATATGCGAAGCTCAAAATTCACCAATTCAGAAGGTATAGAGTATAAGCTAATATGGAGAAAACCCCATTATAAATACAATGCTGACGGTTTGTGCGGCAGTCCAGAGTTAGACAGCCCTACAATCCTTATTGATCCAAAATTGAAAGATAGAAGGAAGATGAGCGTTCTTATAGAAGAGTTAACTCACGCTTTCTTCTGGGACATTCCCGAGTATAAAGTCAGGAAATTTTCAGCTTTGGCCGCTAAATTGATTGAAAAAAATATTAATGGGTCTCGATAGTATTTACTTTTTCCACAATAAACTTAGTTAGCTCTGACCTAACAATATCCTCAGCGTTGAATTCAAAAGTATGAATTCCCATACTTTTACTTTCGTCATCATCAAAGGCCGCGAATAATTTTTCAAAGCCTCCTCTGTTTCCATTTTTTAAGTCTGTTTGCATAGGGTCAGCCATAATAAAGCATCTGGAATATTTACCTATTCTTGTTAAAACCGTAACAATTTCACGAAAAGAACTGTTTTGAGCTTCATCTAAAAGAATAGCTTTTCCATTCCAGCTCATACCTCTCGCAAAGTTGACAGGATGTATTGAAACCCTTTTTTCTTTTTGTAGTTTTTTTACAGTCTCTTCACTCAAGAGCTCATCTAATTTATCCATAAAAGGTAAATTGTAATAATGAAGCTTCTCATCTGCGTCTCCGGGGAGGAAACCTAATCGAGAATCGGAACTTTCTACCGCTGAGCGCATGTAGATAACATCAGAAACTTTTGAATTGTTCAAAAGGTGCAGCGCTGAATATACAGCAGAAAGTGTTTTAGAACTACCCGCTGGACCTTTACATAATATCAACCTCGCGCTTTTGTCTAAAGATAAGTCTATAAATCGTTTTTGTTTTTCTGTCCAAGGCAATTCTTCTATATAAAAATTGTCTTTTGGTTTAATTGGATCCCTCTGGTGGATCTTTACTTTCCCGTCGCTAACTTCAAGAGACTCAAAATCTCCTGCACGTTTTACTTTTGACATCAGTAATATAATACACGGTTTTAGTGTAATATTAAAATGAAAAGTCATGGAAGAGATTACAAACGTAATCCCGCAGTTAGTTAATTTAAGTACAAATTTGAATCAATTATCTGACGGAGGGATAAATAAAGAAAACGTGGAGGGTTTTTTGGAGAACCTTATTGGGGAATATGGATGGTTATTGTTGATAGCTATTATGACTATAATGGCAAAAGATATGATAATGAATTTCGCTCAAGGAATTCTTGTGTTCATGGGAAATAACTTTAACAACGATGACATTATCTACATTTCTGGCCGTCAAGCGCGTATAGTTCGCGTTGGAATTCGTAACACGGTTTTTTATATGACGGACCGCAAAACTAAGATGTTGGTGCCGAATGAGCAGTTAAAACAACTTACGATTGAAAAGACTTTACCTAAAAATGGCGGGGAGCCTTATTTACCTAAAGCTAGTGATCCTAGTTTTGTTGGCTGGGAAGAAGTTCCTTTAAATCCTCCCCCCATGCAGGTTGAAGTGGTAGATAAACCTACCAGAAGGACAAGAAGTAAAAAATGAAAAAAATACTATTTCCATGTATGATATTTATAAGTCTCGGCACAAAAGGGTGCATGTCAGTTGACGAAAAAGGTAGGTTAGAGAAAATCAGGTTCTCTGTTCCTGCTTTTTTTCAAGTTGAAATGGATTATTACAAAGATAGAGAAAATATAGGAAGACCAGTTATCTCCACAAATTCTCCAGCAATAGTGAACTTAAAGCCAGAAAATTTATCTTTTAGAA